CATTAAATATATACCCGCCAAGTACTAAAGCCGTACTAAACCATCCTAGAACTTCTATCATGTGATGATTGTTACTTTTTTATTTAGTTTCAATGCCTGATTGATAGCAGATTTAGTGCCATCAGCTTTATCCCCCCTCGAAATAAATGCGATCATCTTATCACAAGCCTTTGCAATTAATCCATTGCGATGGTGGAATTGTGATACATGATATGGCTTGCCATAATAATGCTTAGGCATTTGAGAATACAAGTTCATTGTAGTATGTGCTGGATTATATTCGTGGTATGTAACACCGAAGTCAATTGCATACTTACGCACATACTTATCAGCTCCATCTTTTGCGCCGCCTGATATGATAATTAACTCATCCCCAAAACGTTCTTTTAAACGAAAAACTGCATCTTGAATCTTTCGTCTATTCTCATACCGGCGACTACCTATCATTGCAATCTTCATTCTTTAATACGATCTACTTTAGGACACATTCCGTTATCAGCGAATTGACAATACTTACAATTCTTACCATTCTTACCAGCGATAGCAGGATATAGCCGTTCTGTATTATACGTACCATCCTCATTAAAACAACTAGATACAAAACTATTAATAGAACGCACTAGATTGTTACGAGTAGGCTTGCCAGATGCCGGAATGAAATCTACTACACGTTTTTGAGGAAACATTGCACCTTCAATCAATTTACGCTTGACAATCATATACTTGATATCAATCATATCAACAGGGATGCCTGTCTGATCAGCAAAATATGTTTTATACAATACTAATTGAGATATCTTAGCCTTATCTTTCTTTTGGTATTTATTCCATCCTCTAGTAGATGTTTTGATATCAATGATAGTTATACGTCCGGTCTTCTTATTACGTATTACAATATCAAGAAAACCTTTCATCATCACATGAGAGTTTTCATTACTCACTGGATGATAAATTAACATTTCAATGCCTAAGAGCTCTTCCGTCTTCTTAGAAAAATACTGTCCTCGTCTCTTTTTGAACCAATCTAAAATTGCTACGCCATCATCATAAAACTCTTCGAGCTCAAACTTGTTAGAGAAATGTTCGCGCATCTGTCCATATGCATTACGGTACTCTGTATACATATTATCACGCAATATCTTATTAATAGGAAGATTGTCTGCAGCTTTTGCAGACTCCTGATACATTACAGTAAGATAGTGTTGTAGCGTTTCATGAAAGGCTGTTCCGAATACTGTATGAATAGATGCTTCATACGGAGCAGCTTTCTTAATATACGTCAGTTCCCATTTCTTAGGACAAGTCTCATACATACTATACTGTGAGTATGAGATGCGTACATCATCTTTTTTCTGTTCTGGTAACGTAAATTCTAGAAATGCATTCATTCCGTCATTGGCTTATCGAGCTCGTCATGGTCTAATCGCATATAATTTATGAAGTAAACTAACAATATCCAAATCTTTTTTCTTCATTTCGACTTAAAGTATTTCTTAAGTTCTCGGACTTGTTCTATATCGATTTGTAATATTGCAGCAGCCCTACGTTCTAGGTCTTCTACTTTCTTCTGATGCTCTTCATATTTTCGCCGTTTCCGTTCCTTGTCGCGCTGATATATACGTTGTCTAGCCTCACGTATCTCTTTAGGATCCATCGGCGCCCACTTAAGTTCGTCTTTATCTAGTCGTAATGGCTTCTTACTCATTCAATCGTTGTTTTAAAGGTCTTGCATTGCCGTCTTCATCCTCGAACCATATAGAATGTGCTAGCTCAATCTCTCTCATAGTAATTGAAGATGCTTTGAAATCTGCGATAGTTATATCATCAATATCGATATCAGACTTCCGTTCAATCAAATCATCACGCTTAAGTCTAATATAACGTTTAATGTACTCCATAATTATTGCTCATTAAATTGACTAAAAACTAAAGATAATGCATACAAACTCTGTATATTCACGCAGTCATAAACAGTATCATGAACGTCGATATATGCTCGACCATCTTCTTCAAGGACAATTGAAATTCCTTCCGTTATATCATATATCCAATAATATCCTGAGTCATCATCATCAGTGTCTATCGTATAAAACTCCTTGCGGGCGCCTATTGATATCATAGTATCCTCTGTAACTTTATATTCTGTTAGTAGTGGCATTTGATTGACTATACTACGTACAGCTGTACCGAATTCTTGATCATTTGGTATGTCTTTCGATAAAGATTGGATTCGGAGCAGGAACACGCTCATATCCATTATAGTTTCAATATCCGAATCGTTTAGTTTCATCATTATACTATTTTGTCAGTTTTAATAATTGCGTAACTTCTTTATCTGATTTACCGTACATTTCAACAATTGCTTTAACTTCTTCAGTCGGCATTAATTCCAAGTACTGTGTAACGGCTCTATAAGACTCTCCAAAGTGAACTGCTAACAATTCAATTAGTTCTTTATTATACTTAGTAGCCTTCTTACCTTTAATATACTTATCGAACGTCTTTGCCTTAGGTAACAGGTCATAATACAGTTGATATACATGTTTCTTTGATAGCGGCCCGATTGTATACTGCTGAAACATATCTACTATCTCAATATAATCCGGGTTCATTGATAGAAATCTATTTATCAAATATGGCGTAAATGACTTTCGATCTGCCTCACTGAGATCTTCCCATGGAGTTTTCTTCCAAGTTATCCCAGCGAGGTGATCAAATAATGTTTTAGGTTTAACTGTCGACATTACATCATTGGCATTTGCATTGCCTGGTCTTCATTATCTGACGGTATGTTAGTAATAACACAACTCGTCGTTAACATCGTCCCGGCTACAGAAGCTGCTTTCTGTAATGCAATCCTTGTCACTTTAACAGGATCAATAATACCAGCTTCAACCATATCAACTACATTTCCATTACGTATATCATATCCCATACATAATGAATCATAACTATCTAGTTCATTCAAAATTGAATCAACATCTTCAATTCCAGCATTCCTCATCATGATAGTGAAAGGAGTTCGAATTGCATTATGTACAATATCCGCGCCAGCTTTTTGATCATCATTATCAAAGTCGGCTGGAGTATCAGTGAAATAGTTTAGTAATGCAACTCCTCCGCCCGGTACAATCCCCTCTTCAACAGCTGCTTTAGTTGCGTTCAAGGCATCATCAACTCTATCCTTCTTCTCCTTCATTTCAAGTTCTGATTCAGCTCCTAAACGTATTACAGCGACTCCTCCTGTCAATTTAGCTAACCGTTCCTGCAGTTTCTCCTTCTCATATGCCGAATTACCTGATACTTCAATTTGTCCTTTAAGTTCATTGATTCTAGCTTCAATCGCAGATTTCTCCCCTCTGCCATTAACAATGGTAGTACTATCCTTAGTGATAACAACCTTCTCTGCAGTACCTAATTTAATTCGTCCCACATCTTCAAGTTTCAATCCTACCCTTTCGGATACAACGGTCCCTCCTATTAATATACCAATATCTTCTAAGAGATCATACCTTTTTGCACCAAAACCTGGAGCTTTTACTGTAGCAACGTTTACTGCCCCTCTAACCTTGTTCATAACCAGAGTAGATAAAGCTTCTCCGGCTACATCTTCTGCAATAATTAATATAGGCCTCGCAGTCTCAACTGACGTTTCTAGGAATGGAACAATTGATTTCATTGTGCCAATCTTTCCATCATACAATAAAATGAGAGGATTTTCTAACTCGGCAGTCATCTTATCTCTATTCGTTATAAAGTATGGAGATGAATAACCTTGCATGAATTTAAGCCCTTCTACTACCTCAAGTTCAGTCTCAGCCGTCTTTCCAGTTTCAACTGTAATCACTCCATCACGACCAACCTTTTCCATTGCCTCTGCAATTATTGCTCCGATCATACTATCATTGTTTGCTGAGATAGTTCCCACATCACGAATGCTATCATTATCCTCCACTGGCGTTGCTATGCTCTGCAAATACTGAACAATTTTCTCTACTTCCTTATTGATACCACGTGTTATCTCTACTGGGTTAGCGCCTTCATCAATCTTTTGATGTCCCTTTGAAAGTATTGAATGAGCTAAGATGGTTGACGTAGTCGTGCCATCTCCAGCCTCGTCATTTGTTTTGGTAGATGCCTCTTTAATCATCATCGCTCCCATATTCTCTACAGGATCTTCCAACTCAACTGCTTTCGCTACAGATACTCCATCTTTAGTAATACTAGGCCCCGTAAACTCATTTTCAATCACTACCGTTCTACCTTGTGGTCCTAGTGTTGATCCAACTGCCTCTGCTAGCTTGTTCACTCCAGCCATCAATTTTGTTTGCGCGTCTTTATT